AGTGGCTTCAGTCATCGCAGAAAATGTGTCAGGGAAACAGCAAGCCATTTCGCCTAATGGTTCGGCAATAAACCTGTTTAGTTTTTGCGATCCACTATTTGGAAGTCCACCAGTGTAATTTTTTCTTATAAATATTAAACTAAAGGTGCTGCCTGTCCCCATCTCTCCTTCAACAAAATCAATCTTTATGTCTGCATCTGCGTTGGCAACAGAGGTATGAAAGCTGTAGATTTTAGGGGATGTAAAGGAACTGGTAGTGGATTTCAAATAGTAGACAGTGTTGGGTTGTAAGCAGTCCGGTGGATTGTTAAAAGTTACTGTAGGAATTCCATCTAAGGAATACGCAGTGGTAGACCCATTGGCCTTAACCATAACTTCCCAAACATATGATGCTGTATGCCAAGCTAAATGCGCCTCTAATTGAATCCATGAGGTAGACATCGTGAGCAAATTGGTGGAGGTGCTAATATTGCTTTTAGTAATGACATTGGTGCTAATAGATGCTAGTTCCATTATGAGATTAATCCATGTGACCTAATGCGCTCTAACAGCAAATTGACTTGCGTTCTTAAATCGTTGATGGCTGTTTGAGTTGTAGATACTGCGGTGGCCAAGTCTGCGCTAGAAATCGTGTGCGCTGCCACATCGGTGACCGCAGCTTTTCGGGTGCTGACCACAACATTGCCACCTACTGTCAGACCTGCTGGTGTTGCTGCTTGAAGGTACCAGCCTTTTACTCCAGAGGAATTAGTCGAGTATCCATAGTAATTGCCAGGGCTGGTGGAATCATTCACCAAACTGAGTGCAACATAGGCAGGGTCATTAGGGTTCCCACCTCCTGACAAACTTTTTGTAGTGGTGATGTTGTTGGCTGAGAAGGTAACGGATGCGCTACCAGATCCTACGGTTAAAGCCTTATAGGCATTACTTCCCCATTCTGATGGAGTGTCTGTCAAGGCAATGAATGTAGATGCAGTTACATCGGTTAGGGCACCAAATTCTAAACCAGTGGCCGTATCATTGACCTTAACCACTCGGCCTTGATTGCCAAGATAACTCGATGGCGTAACATCGGACAAAGCTAAGAATTGCCTTATGACTGCGTTGTCATAATCAGCACCTGATAGCGTAACCGTGGATACTTCAATCCCTGTGGGTGTACAGATAACATCGGTAACAACTTCTATGGTTGCGTTACCACCAGTTGCGGGTGCAGGCGGTAAACCTATTAATACCCTTGGTTGCTCGCTTGAGTTGTACCCAAAGATGGTGCCTAGGTAGAAACCCTTGCCTATGCTTGGTGCCGTTTGAGTTGATGTTAGCTTTGGTGTGAAAGTTGTGCAGGTAATCCCACCTGTTACCAAACCATTTGTATCATTCTTGCCCCATTGCATCAGACCCGCAGAATCCACTCCTGAGTTAATCGGATAGCAAGTGGTTGCCCCACCAATGATCCATGCCTTAACTGTGCTGTCATAGGTGCAAGTTACTGTGGCAGGTACATAGGCCCAAATGAATGCAGGTGCATGATCCAAGGGAATGCTATCATCGATCTCTGAATTAAATACACCATCCTTGGACTTCTTTAAAAGTCTTAGGAGTTGCTTGGCCGTTTCAAATTCAAAAGCTACTGGGTCTGGCATTAAAAGAATCCTAGTCCTGGTAAAGTTGCAAAGTTGATAGTTCCGTAAATAGTGGATGCTTCATACACCACATATCTATTAGGTTCTGATGGGGAAGCTTTTTTGCCAAAGTTATTTAACCTAACTGGTTGAGTGATTTTAACCCCACCCTCAAAGATAGGCGCGCGCTCCCCATCATCTTTTTTAATCCGGTACCCCATATCAAGGATGTACATATCCCAACCTGTCACAGTGGTTCCATCCAATGGACTTAAGCTGGTGTTAATCTCGATTTCATAAGTAAGCCTCCAATATTGGAAGCTACCTTCCAGCAATAGTTCGGTGTTGATATTCTTAATCTTTCCAGTCTTAGCTGGGATCGATAGAACACACCCAGTGCCAGTGGTGAAGGTCACACTGCTGGAATTCACTTTGCCAATGTAGGTGGCTAAGGTGTAGCTGTTGATTGCTTTAACATTGCATCCAATTGAAAACACTGGCCTAAACTTTTCTACTGTAATGGGTGGTACAAAAGGATCGCCTGCACTGTTGTTGATGTTTGGCACTATGTAAGGAAAACTAACAAAGTTTACTTTAAAATCGGGTGGTCTTAGGGTTGGGTTTTGTTCTCGATCTGCTGGTTTCTGTCCGGTCTGCTGGGTTTCCACTTGTGGTGGTGGGGTGCTGCCATCTGAGCTGGTGGATGCTGCATCTGGATTGCTGGAATACTCAATCGTGACTTTCCAAGTCTGCGCATCACCCTGCTCAGGGCTGATGTTTACATTTTGAACATAGGTGTCAGTATCACCAGGGTAATTATCACCTATTTGTGGGCAGTCAGGATGCCCATAAATGGCATCATAAATATTAATATCGGTCTGTTCGATGGTGGTGGTGTGAACGATGAAGGTTCGGGTGTAGGTGTTCTGGTAACTCTTATCCAGAGTTGCTTTTCTCTCTTCCCATAGTTCCTCAAATAGATCAATAGCCATGATGATTCCTTATGGGTTGACTGCAACTGCAATTTGTTGGGCTCTTGGCATTTGTGCGGGTAGTGCTTCAATGGCTGCAGCAATATCTTTGGCAGCTTGTAGCTGTTGGGCTTCTACCTCTGCAGCAGCTTCCATGAGTTGTCTGATTTCTTCCTGAACATTTTTAGCTTTTCCCATCTCGTCAATTTTGACTTGGAAAGCTTCTGCGGATCCAGCTTGCACTGCGGATGCAAACTGCTGTGGACCCCCTAGGCCAGTGGCTTCTTTAAGCTTTTTGATAGCATTGGCAGAACCAAGCGCAAAGGCCATAGCCCCTTCTTTGGATCCATCCATCATGCCCCTTAGTTTGGCCACTTCATTTTCATACTGCTGCATGGGTGTGATGTTATCGGCAAAAAACTTCTTCCACCCTGCTTCCCCCACATGGATAGGCTTTTGGACTTCATCACTTAGCTTTTGCCACTGCTTATCAAACTCTGCTAGCTCCATTTCTGCTAGCTGCATCTCTTCTTCAAGAGCTGTTAGCCAAGTACCACCACCATTAGAAGCAGGTTGCATCATGTCATCGATGGCACCTTCATCAAAGTAGGCACCTGTTCCACTCATTTCAGTATCCACTAATGCCTGAGCATTCAGTGCTGCTTGGGCAAATGCATCTGCTAGGTTATTGACCCCATCCGCTGCGTTGTTGGCATTACCACCAATCACATCCACACCATTGGCCAAATCATTTAACCCTAAAGTCCATGTAGCTGTTGCAGCGACTCCATCAGATACAGGGTTGAGGATGTTATTCTGAATCCATCGGGCCATTCCATCCCCTGTTTTGACAATCTTTACGGTAATCACCACAACATCTTTAGCAAAACCAAGTAACCATTTCAGGTCATCAATAAATGGCTTGATGTCTTCAATCATCTGGGCAGCAGCTTTTTGAACCTGTGCCAGCATTTCATCAATCGTCATTTTTTCGGTAAAGATAATCCACTCATCAACAATGCTGGAAAGATTATCCATCACCATTCCGGTGGTAGTGGAAACAAAGGCACCAATCTTTTGTAATAGTGGTTCTAGATCCTCAGCCTTTTTAAAGACTGCATCAAAGAAGTTGGTAACAGTATCACCAAGGTTGACTAGACCAAAACCCTCTACTAGGCTAGTTCCTAATTTCTGCATCAGGACTTCAATATTATTGGTAACCCTGCTCCAGACTCCTGAAAAACTATTGGCAGATTCTGCTGCTGCTGCTGTGATCTGTGGCATGACAGCTGCATCAGCAATAGCCTGAGTTGCTTCTGCTACTGTAACCAAACCCGCTGCCACTCTGCGTTTGGCCTCATCAATGCTGACTCCCATGCGTTTAGCCAGGGATTCAAACACTGGGATCTGTTCGTCTGCAAGTTTTCCCAAGGATGCCATATCAGCACTGCCATTGGTTGCCATGTCTGCGATCTTATCTGTGATCAGTGCTACGATCTTTTCGGGATTCCCTAGAGCAACACCCAACCTATTAAAATCTTTGATCAGTCCAGCAATCGCATCAGGTCTAAACTTCATCCCAGCTAATCGGGTAGCTGATTCTCCAAGTGCAGTAAAGCTGGCACTGGGGCCAGTCTTCATGATGTCTTGCAAACCTTTAGCGATGCCCTTGAATCCGGTCATGGCTTTTAATCGATGATCCAGTTCCTGAAACTTACTGCCTGATTCAATGATCTTGGCACCTAGATCAATTACGGAATGGACTAGACTTTTTACCAGGGCCAGTGCCCCATCAAAGATCTTGGTGAATGCGCTAGTGAAAAAACCTATGCCTAGCATGTCGGTGATCTTCATACCAGACTTAGAGTCTTTTGATTTTTTCTCTTCTGGTGGTTTTCTAATTCCTAATTTTATTTCAGCATCTGCCAACTTCTTTTCAGCCTTTTCTAATGCTGATAATTCCTTGGCTAACTTGGCGGCACTGCCATCAGCTATCATCATCTGCCTAGCTTGCATATCCAGTTTCTTATTTAAGATGTCCGTTTCTGCAGACATCTTTTTTGCATTCGTGACATAGGCAGCAGTATTCTTATTCTCTGGAATCGGTGGTGGCTTGATCGGTAGGGGTGGGGGAATTCCCCTAGCCTTATTCTCAGCAGCGATTAACTTTTGTTCGATCTGCTCTAACCTGACCATCTCATCATGAAGCTTTTTAGTAGCACCAGAATCAATGTTCATTTGACGAGCTTGAAGCTCTAAAGCTTTGCTAGCTAGATCGGTCTTAGACTTTAGGTTAATTTGTTCCTGGACATACTCAGGTGTATTTGTATCCACCTTGGGTGGTTCAACTACTGCGGGTGGTTCGATGATTGGAACTGGCTGGTTAATTCCCTTCACTTTATCTTCTGCTAATGCCAGGGCTTTTTCCTGTTCCTCTAATTTCACTAACTCATCATGAAGGGCTTTGGTTGCGCCTGAGTCCAGCATCATTTGTCGTGCTTGTAGCTCAAGCTTTCTAGCATTGATGTCAAGTTCTGCGTTTAGTGTTTTAGTAGATGCTGCATAGCCTATAGCCTGATCATCCACAGCCATCATGGATGCAATCACATTTTTGTTTTCTAGGGCTAATAGCTTTTGCTTCTGGGTGTTCAACTCAATTAGCAAGGTATTATTCTTGAATGCTGCATCAGTCTTCATCAGATTGTTTTCAAGCTCTTTATAGCCTGTCTGAAGTTTAGCAGTCTGGAATTGAAGTTCGTTTTCATCCTTCATCAACAACAGGGTTGCGCCATCGAGCAAGACCATCTGATCTACTGCCAGCTTAGCTGCTGCAGAGGTTTGCTTAAACATGGTCGCATTGATGGAACCAGTTACTGCTGCCTGCTGAAGTTGCTCTAGAGATAGCGTTACCTTTTCCGTTGCGGTGGTAACCTTATTGGCATCCATAGCTGCAGCTACACTGCTACTACCAAAGGCTTGAACTTTTGTGGATGCTGTGTCTAGGGAAGATGTGAAGCCTGATAGGTCTGCTGTAACGGATAGACTGGCTCGTCCTAAGGATGTATCTGCCATGTCTATTTCCTTTGCTTAGTAACCAACCCGCCTAAAATTGCTGCAAGCATTTCAGGGGTCTGCTTTTGCTCTATTGCTCGTTCACCTAACCAATCAGGGATAAAATCAGATAGCTTGTGTTTGCTGGTTGATGTGCAAGCAACCTGAGTATGCTGAACACTACCAGCTAGGAAATCTAATCGCGCATCCCCTATGGGTTCGATCTTGGCAAATGCGACCCACTCCATAAATTCAGAGTGGCTCATATCCTGCTCGATCTCTGAAACCATCTTTTTAAGATGTCCAGCCAGCCTGAATAGAAATAATCTACTCGGGCTTTCTCTTAGTTTTTTTCCGCATCCTCTACTGCCCCTGCGCCAATACGATTGATTTTAAGAATCGCATCAAAGATCTTTTCTAAGATTGTGGCAGGTAACACATTCACTTCAGCGATATCCGCTTCTGTAAATAATGCTTTTCCCTTTTCATCGCAGCACCCTTTAATAAGCATCCTTGCTCTAAGGTTGTCAGGGGTTTTATTCTTGACTCGTGCTGCGTTGAATTCGTTATCTATGCTATCTCGTTCGCCAACAGTAAGACTTCTGACCCATACAGATCCTTCCCATTCTGGAACTAAAACTTCCTGCCTTGGCAGGTTGTCTTTTTTTGAAAGGATCTGTGATCGAGATAAAGCCATATTAAAAAACTCCTAAATTATACATAACATGCGCCTGAAACTTTAACTGTGAAAGATGCCTTGATCAGGTCATCACCCACTGCAATGGTGCTAATACCTCTAGAGGTAATAAAACCTTTGACAGCAAGCGATAAACTGATAGGACTAGGAATTGCAATCGTGAATGTGGTTTCTACAACAGGCGTAGCATTTGCAAGCGCATTCATGGCTGCTAAATTTGCTGCAGTTAAATGAACTTCAAACGACATTTCACCTGGATCTTCCCAGCCTGCAATAAAGGTATGGGTTTGACCAGTGGTGGAAAGGTTGCTGGTCTGAATGGAAGAGGTTTTGCTCTGTGGTGGAGTGATAGATATCACTTCAGCTACTGCAGTGCCTGCGGTGAGGGTAACTCCATAAGTTTGTGCTACTGCTAATTCTGGCATAATTCTAGCCTCCAAAAAAATCGGTGGTGGATTCTGTAAAAATTACAACTAGATCCACACTTCCGGTATGGATTCCTGTGTCCTTCCCTGACTCAATATCCCATCCAACTGATTCGGATTCCATCCGAACCTGATGAATGAATGTGGTTCCCCAGTTACCTTTAAAACCACTAAACCTAAGTCTAACCTGTTCAATAATCGTTTCGCAAATCATACGGCTTGATGCATACACATCGAGCTGGAACCTTGCGACACAGACCCCAGTTGCACCCCTAAGATGCATCTCTCGGGTGGTGTCAATCTTGCTGTATACTATGAATGGGTAATCGCATTTCTGCGGTGCGGTGTCAGGATAGATGCGAGTTCCTACAAGGCTAGTAATGGAAGCTTGGGCAGTAATGTAGGAGTAGAGTTCAGCTTCTATCATTTTCGGCCTCCTGACTGCTGAATAATTTCCATCATCTTTTCAGCAAACCTATTAAAAATTTGCTCACCAACTGCTTCTAATGCTGGCTTCATGAAGGGTTTTGCTGTTGCGCCTGGATGCATGTAGGTGCCTATTCTGTGTGGTTTTGCGCCTCTCTCAACAAGATGTGCATACTTGTGAGGTGGAAGTTTCTTTTTCCCATTTGGCCTAGTGCCAACATCACTGAACTTTGGACCCACCAATCCCACTATTTTTTTATTCTTACCTCTACCGTATTTTCTAGCCTTTACAGCTATAGCTTTTCTTAATAGGCCAGTCCTGCCATCTTTATTTTTGTTAGTTCTCAGCCTTGGTGCATTGGCTTTCATCTGTTTTTGAAGTGGTACAAGGGCATAGCGCATGGCTGACACAAGCTTGGTATCGGACTTGCCACCCGATAAATCTTTGAAGGTCTGCAATAGGGCATCCAATCCTTCAATGGAAACTTTACCAGCCTTGATTAACTTGGATCGGTCTAGTTTACTCATGGCACCTCCACTGCATCAACTAGCCATGCTCGTTTCATTTCATCCTGATTAATTAGCCCAACGATATTAAAAATCCTTGATCCCATTTTTAGCCTGTTTGCACTAGTCAACCCTGCAAAATACCTAAGGGTTATTCGATGGGTGGTTTCAGGTCGGACTGTTTTAGTGAAGTAAAGTTCGCGCGCTGTTAAAGGCATGATTTGTGCATAAACTGTCTGCGTTGTGTTCCATGTGATTGTTGGCTGACCCAGCGCATCAGGTGTGCTGCTAATCTCTTGGACTTCAACTCGGTATCTCATCGGTCCACTTTTCAATGGTAGACTCCTGAGCTGTACTGCTGAATGATGGATTCCACTGCTAAAGGTGTCTCGGTAAGGCTTCCAGTAGTTACTGCCTCTCTGTTTTCATACAGGTGGGCTACATAAAAAAGCATTCCACTTTTTAAAAGCTTGGGCATGTTTACAGTGGTAAAACCTGCAGTGTAATTCACTCGAACTGAATTAGTTATCTTGGCTGTTGTGGGCCATGTATAGGCATAGGTTATTCTTGCAGGGCTGCTAATTAGGTCTACCCGATATCCTGTTAAACTTTGCTCGGTCAAGGCTGTATCGGTGTAGGAAACACTTTCAACAGACTGGACTGGACCAGTGAGGTAAATCGTTCCGTCGAACGGATAATACTTGGTTTGGAATGGGTAATTGATATTTGAAGTCACTGTCAGGTTTGGAACTGTGGCAGGGAAACTGTCTAGGACTAGCTGCACTGTTTTCTGTGCTATATGAATCTGACAACTGTTTTCAAAGTATTGGCGAGCTGCCCCAATGCATAAACCTATTAGGGTATCATCGTAAGTGCCATCAATCCTTAAATGGCTTTTTGCTTCTGCCAGGCTGACTGGTTCCAGCGTTGGCTGTGACATCACCTGATACGATCCTAGTAGTTGCATCTCTCACCTCAGGTGTGATCTTGGAAGTGGCTTTTTCTGGCACCGCTTGTGATACAGGACTGGCATAACCAATCCTGCACCACTCAGCAGCGACATCGTCAGGGATTTCAGTTATCTGGTCGGCACTTAGACCTTTGCCAAGGCCAACCAGATTGATTAATATTTTTACTATCATTAGGATGCTGCCATCTTAAGGTGCTTAAGTGGGTTCTGAGTGGTTGCGTTAGCAGCCAACAACAAACCACCACTACGGTGAATAGCAACCCAACCGATTTGGCCAGAGGTTGCATAGGTTTCAGATTGTCTAACGATAGTTAGACCGCCATCACCCGCAACATCACGCACAAGATAAGAAGAAAAATCACCAAACAATAGAACTTTAGCACCAGCACCAATAGTGCTAGCCATGTTCTGATTGATGATCACAGGATAACCTAGGATCATTGGCACTCGGCCATCTGCCTGATTATAGTTGTTAGACAAAACAGGATGACCATCCGAACCGCGCAGCTTGGAAAGCGCAGACAAAACCGAACTGTGACACATGAATGCACAGCCAGTGCTTTGCTTATAAGCTGGGTCCAGCGAGAAAAATAAATCAAGCACATTATCAATGGTTATGGCAGTGGTTGAACTAGCAGTGACACCAACATAACTAGCTGTCACAGCCCCCTGGGGTTCACCACTTCCGCTACCAGTGGTAAATAAGCTTTCCTCAATTCGGCCAATCCTTACACCTGCAGTTTGAGCTACAAGGGATTCCACATCGATCAAGGAATCTTGCAAAAGTTCATAGCTAGTCAGGATTTGACCAGAAGAGAACTTATAGGGAGTGCTGGTTTTGCTGGTGAAAGTCAAAGCCACTTCCGAGATAGAACCGTTTTCTGCAATCAAGGTTCCAGCATTGGCTGTGTCATCCAAACAAGGCATGCTGATGTTTGAACCATTGCTGGTTTGCAAAATCTTAGCGATCTGGCGAACACCGTTATAATCTTTCAAAGCACTGGTCAAAGTGCCATAGAAAGTTGGATTAATTAAAGCACCACCGATGCCAGTCGATCCGATCCCTTGAGCGCGATCTTCAGCTATACCTTCAATGTTGATGGTATTGCTATTAAGATCAAAATTAATTTCATGAGCTGCCTTGGCAAATTCCGATCTAAATCCCTTTGTGCCTTTAAGCATCCACCCACGAAATGCATCAGATCTGTTTTTGGTAGCTCGCTTATCACCTAGGTCAGAAACAAAGTTTGCTGCACCATACATGGGTGCTGACTTGCGGGTAGACCTTTTGATAAGGTCCAACTTTGCAGAATTCTGTTGAGCTGCTGCGGGTGCAGGAGCTGCTGCTGCGTCTGCGCTTGCGTCTTGTGCCATTTCATCCTCCAGTGTTTTGACTCGTTCATCAATTCCTGCCACTTGAGTAACCAAACCATCAAATGCGGTTTGCTCTTCTGGTGTCAGGTTTCGCTTGGAAAGATCTTCCAGCTTGGTAACTATTTCAACTCGATCACTTTGAAGTTTTCTAAGTTCGGCAATAGCCATGTGTGTCATCCCCTAAAAATTGTTTTGGTGCCATACGCAGTGGCACCGATCCAGAATGCTCTGGGGCCACCATGCGTAAATACTGCTATGGCTACATCAATTTTCACATGGGTTGGTAATGTGTCAAATCGTAGGGAATGAAGGAAATGACCGCATGCTGAATGACTTGTTTTGTAGTGTTTATGCCTTTGATCCCGAAATAGATTTCGTTATCAAATTTATATTGCAACCATCCTGACATATGGATGGGTTGAGGTTGCATGTTGTAGCGTGACTACAATAAAAAAAGCCCCTAGGGATTAGCTAGGGGCTAGTGGATTAAATTAGAGTTATCTTAACCAAGAGATATTACTTTTCAGGTAAATATAAACTGGGGACAATATAAGAAACACAATAAAACCTGCAATGAATATCAGAACCACCCGAATACACAATCCAATTAAATGGCCCACATTTTGTGGTGGTGCAGGTTCCTTATTCTTATTAGCAATAGTCGCATAGATCACATGGAGTGGTATAGTTATGAACAACCCAAAGAATCCGCACATGATTGCTAGGAAGTGAAGCACAATAAAAACAGCATGACCCATGGTTCCATCCTCATGAAAGAGTAATGAAACCATGCTATCAATAAAGTTTAAATATGCCTATATAATTTTAGTCTTAAAAATAATCATCAGAGCCAGGATCATCATCGTTATAAATAGCCCAAATATTTAAAATAACTCCTATCATGAAAATAAGTATCATCCATAGACTAGGTATCAAATAGTCTGGATGAAGCAAATCGACCATAATTATTTAACTTTTAAAAGGTTAACCAGATTGATTCTTCTTTGCATTTCTAATTCCTGATCCTGTTTTTCTGCTAAGAAACTTGACAAACTTCTTAGCCCTATCTCAGTATTCAGGTAGGCAGGGTAGGTGACTGCTGACACATCATGAAGATCCACATCGAGCAGGGTTCTGATGTTGCTATCCCCCTCTTTATCCCAGCTATCTTTTTTCGTGACA